TGAGTTTATCAATGCTATCTTTGATGAAATAGTGCCAGGCATCGAGATAGGCATTGATGAGAGCTGTACCGTTTCTATTGAAGATTACATGAGCGTGCAGAAAGACGCTAACGGTGCCATCCTTAAAACAAAGGTCAAGAATAAGATTACCATGCAGACTTACGAAGAACACGGGCATCTTTCTGATACTTTCCGTTATGTGGTGGCTGACTTATGCCATGAGGAGTACACAGCTTTCAGCAACCGGCGAAAGAGAAATCTCTACGGTAACAAGGGTGCATTTTCATACTACAATCCTGGCACTGAATATGAATATAGTAATAAGATTGTCTACGTTGTGCCCAATGTGAACGGGCGTTTCTTACTTGTTCAGGCGTTCAGGTGTGGTGAGAAATGGCATTTGGTAGATATTGTCTACCGGCAAACTGCCTCGATGGAGGAAATTAAATCTTCAATAAAGAAGCATGAAGCAAGCCTTTATATTGTTGAATGCTCCAATGTCTATTTCCCTATGGTTAGAGAACTCCGGTGTTCACTTCCAGAAGTGAAAGTCGCTAAAGAATATCCTGATGTAGATAAGCGTATAGCTGCTACATCAGATTTCATTAAAGAATACTTTTTGCTTTCTGAGAAGAAACTGGAAGATTCAGATGAGTATGGTAGTTTCTTGGCCAGTCTGTTAGATTACAATATTGATAGTGAAAATAAAGAGGCTAACATTACTTTAAGTGGCTTAGCTTATTACATCATAAAATACTGTTCATAAAAGTGCCCCTTGTAAATGGTTGATATATAACTGTCTATGCTGATTTTGTACTAAATGGTATATGTCAAGATATTTGTATTTCAAAAAATCGGATATCCTTCTGCATATATTTGTTTCAAAAGAAAATCGGATGAGTTGGAGCCTTTTTAAAAAGAAGTCTGAAAATGATTTGAAAGAACCTGCCGAAGAAAAGAAAGTTGTCAATTCGGAATATGATTCAGGTTCTGTAGATTTTATCGTTGAAGAGTTATTTGCTAACCCTTGTGTGTGTAGTCAAAACTATCTTCAATTGTTTGCTTCTATTCCAGAAGTATTTTTCCCTATTGACTATATCGCATCTCGAATTGCCGGTGCTATATTCAATTTGAAAAAGGTGAAAGATGATAGTATTGTCTGGGACAACCAAAAGGTCAATCAAATTTTGAATAAGCCAAATTGCTTGTTTAGTTGGAAGGAAACTGTCTATTCTCATTTCGTATATAGGCTTTGTACCGGTGATAGTTTTATACGTGCTGCTGTTCCTGAATCATTGATGAGTGCCAAGGAGTTATGGAAATGGTGCTCAAACTATTGGGTATTACCTGCTGATAAAGTCGAAATTATGCCTGTACGTAATTTTATTCCTTTATTTGGTATAGCTGAAACCGAAGATATTATAGACTGCTATCACATGAATTTTGGTTTTAGCTCAGGTTTAAGAATGAACCCTGCTCAAATTCTGCATGATCGTGAAGGGATTCCTTCACTGTATCCGGGCATAAGTTTTTTGCGTGGTACCAGCCGCTTGAAATCTCAGTCAAAACCGATCAGTAATTTAATAGCTGTCTATGAAGCAAGAAACGTGATTTATGTGAAACGTGGAGGGCTTGGTTGGTTAGTTTCTGCAAAAAAAGACGAGACAGGAACCATTGCAATGACGCCAGATGAGAAGAAGGAACTCTTACAAGAACATAATAAAACATACGGGATAGGAAGAAGTCAGTTTCCTTATGGCTTTTCTAATATTCCGTTAGATTTTCTCCGGACAAATCTTTCAATTCAGGAGTTACAGCCATTTGAGGAAACCCTTGCGGATGCTATTAATATATCCGGGGCATTTGGTATCCCTGCTGAACTCGTACCTCGTAAAGACCAGTCTACTTTTAACAATCAAAAGACAGTTGAAAAAAGCGTGTATAGTTCTGTAATTATACCCATGGCTACCGGATTCTGCAAGGATATTACGGAGTTTCTGGGGCTTGAAGCTGACGGACTTTATATAGACTGTGACTTTAGTCATGTTGACTGTCTGCAGGAAGGTAAGAAAGAGGCCGAAGATGTCAAAACCAGTATTTCAGGAAGATGTAGAGTCGAATTTCTTTCCGGTATTATCTGCCTGAACGATTGGAGAGCACAAATTGGAGAAAGTAAGGTTGAAATCCCGCTATATAGTAAACTGATATTCGAGATGTCGCCTGACGAGATAGAGAAAGTAAAAACGATGTTGAACTTAACAACAAAAAGTGTAGATGGAGAATTACAAAAACCTTCTGTGCAAAACGAAGGCAAATGATGTTGATGAAAAAGGTGTTGTTACAGTAGCTGTTAACGGCATTGGTGTTAAGGATTCACAGGATGATATTTCAATGCCTGGTTCTTTCAATAAAACGTTGAAAGAGAATTTTAATCGTATGCGTTGGTTCTTAAACCATAGAACTGACCAACTCTTAGGTGTTCCTCTTTCTGGTGAAGAAAAGGAAAATAATCTTGTGATGGTCGGGCAGATTAATCTCAAAAAACAGATGGGGCGCGACACTTTGGAAGATTACAAACTGTATGCTGAGAATGGTCGAACTCTTGAACATTCTATTGGTGTCAAAGCGATAAAGCGCGATGAGGCAGATCGAAGAAAAGTAAAGGAATGGTTCATGGGAGAATATTCGACTTTGACCGCATGGGGGAGCAATCCTCAAACGTTTCTGGTTGATATTAAGTCTGCCACGAACGAGCAGGTAAAAGAAGCTATAGAGTTTATACGGAAGTCCTTCCATTTCAGGTATTCTGACGAACGTTTAAATGCTTATGATATGCAGTTGAATTTAATGCTAAAAGCACTTAGTGGTGCTCCTATAGTGACTTGTCCACATTGTGGCTATGAGTTTAACTATGATGATGTTCCAGAAGTAACTTATTCTCAGCAAGTGTTAGAACTTGCTGCACAATATCACCGGTGGATTACGGAGGATATTGTACGTGAGGAAATGAATAAGCTTACCCCGCAAATCAGGGAACAGGTTATTGCCATTCTTGACACACAGAAAATGCTGGATGTTAAGTCTATGGATAATATCTCGAATTATGTACGTTGCCCTCATTGCTGGGCAAGAGTCTATAGAAGTAATGCAGTTATCAAAGATGAGTCAACAGATACTTCACCTAAAGGTAGCAATGAGCCGTCGAATGACACTCAGACCCTGCCAACAGGAGCCAATGAAGTAACTATTGATACAGAGAAAGCCGCTGATACCAGCACTTTCTTCCATACTCTGAATGATTGCTTTGTCGAACAATAAATTGAAAAAAATTATGTCTTTAAAGAAATTTACTGTATCAGATTTTAATCTGAAAACTGACCATCTGCCGACTGAGCAGAAGTCGTTCATGGAAAACATTGCTGGTATGATGTGTGATGTCATGAATAAGTCTCTCGAAGGAATGCTTGCTCCCAATGAAGTGACTGAGAAGTTCACTGAAATCAACAACCTGCTGAAAGCTTACGACGGTGAAAAGTTTACCCAGCTTATCAAAGATAATGAAACACTTGTTGAGCAGGTCAAGAATCTGGGTGAAAGTATTGAGAAAATGAAACAGAAAGGCTTATCAATGGAGACTATCAACAAATTCGATGAAAAATTGAATGAGATGTTAGACTCTGAGAAATTTGCAGATTTTGTTTCCGGCAAGACGCGTAAGTCCGGTTCATTTGATGGCTTCTCTTTGAAAGATGTTGTCTCTATGACCGACAACTATACCGGCGAATTGTTGATTACCCAACAGCAAAAGCGTGTAGTTAGCCAGGTCTCAAATAAACCGTTGCATATGCGCGACGTGCTTACTACTTTGCAAGGTGACCCGGCATTCCCTCAGTTGGCTTATGCCCAGGTGTATGATTTTGACCGTAATGCACGGTATGTTACTGAGAATGGTAGATTGCCTGAATCGAGCATTAAGGTGAAGGAACAACAGACTGGAACCAAACGCCTTGGTACACATATTCGCATTTCCAAGCGTATGCTCAAGAGCCGTGTCTATATTCGTTCTTATATCCTTAATATGCTTCCTGAAGCTGTATGGATGGCTGAAGACTGGAATATTCTGTTCGGTGACGGCAACGGTGAGAATCTGCTTGGTATTACTAACCATATCGGCGTTACTTCAGTTGAGGACATTATCAGTAGCGCGATTGTAACTGGGAGTGCCGGTTCGGTTAAAGCTGTCGCAGGGCAAAATGACAACAAAGATATCATCATTGAGTTTGCCAATCCTCAGGACCTGATTATTGATGGTATGACAATCACTTTTGCCCATGCAGCAGTGAATACCGATCTTAGTACTGCACACCCTATCGTAAAGATAAACGACCGTCAAATTCTCATTGAGGGTGTCGCATATAAAGGTGCAGAGACTGCTCTTGCTGAAATGACATTTACCGTTAATAATGCTGCGTTCAAAAACATCGAAGAGCCGAACTCAGAAGATGTAGTGAAGACTGCTTTCGCTGTAATGACGTACGCTCAGTATTATCCGAACGCCATAGTTTTGAATCCGATTACAGTGAATGCTATCGAATCTGAAAAAGATACTACCGGGCGAAACTTGGGTATTGTTTCAATGCGGAACGGTATGAAATGCATAGCTGGACGTCCTGTTATTGAATATCAGGGTATCATGCCTGGAAAATATTTGCTTGGAGATTTTAATCAGGCTTCCAACTTGGTTGATTATTCTTCATTGACTCTTGAGTGGGCCGAAGATGTTGACACCAAATTATGTAACGAAGTTGTCTTGATTGCTCAGGAAGAGGTTATATTCCCTGTTTATATGCCTTGGGCTTATGCTTATGGTAATCTTTCCTCTTTGAAAGCTGCAATCACCAAAGCAAAACCGTAAGATATGAAGTACATTCTTGATGGAAACGAAAAGGATGTTACCAATGTGATTAAAGAACAACGCATTCGTATAGGTAGGGGATTGATTTCATTCACCCCTATCTCCGAGTGTGGGCTTATCACTGAGGAAGATGCCCGTAAAGCTATGGATGAGAAGTTAGCAGAACTGGCTGCATCCGTTGAAGAGAATCAAAGCCTGAAATTGCAAATAGCAGACTTTGAGTTGAACATTAAAGAGAAGGATGCTCTCATTGCTTCTCTTACTACTGAACGTGATAAATTACAGGCAGGTGCAACCGAGTGTGAGGTAATGAAGGATAAAAAAGAATTGTCTGTAAGTGACTCTAAGAATCTTACTACTGAAGAGTCTAAAGGCTCGGTAACGTCTGATGATAAGACTGTCAATGTAGAAGAGAAGAAAAGAGGGCGCCCGGTTACCCGTAAAACTGAATAGTTATGTTGATTGATGTTTCATATTTCCTCTCCGGTCCGAGGCATATTGCTAATGCGACATTGGCAGAACTTCCATCGCAAGATTCCATTGCTGTGAATGATATGATAGTGGCGTACATAAAGGAGTACCAGTCGCAATTTCTTTCTGGTATGTTGGGAAGTAAACTTTCTCGTGAAGTTACTGATTACCTGGAATTGATTGAGCAGGAGGAAGAGGAAACCGAGGAAAATAAGAACGAAGAATCTGCCTCAGTCTCAGAATCCAAATATGAGTCATTATGCAAACGCATACGTGATTCATATGCAAACTATGTATTCTTCCATATTCTTCGAGATGCTAATATACAGGCAACTATCAAAGGGCTTGTACGCTTAAAGAGTGACAATACCTATGTCTCGCCTTTCCAAAGGCAAGTTAGCACTTGGAACGATATGGTAAAGAAGAATCGGGAGTTCGTGAGGTGGGCCTCTTCAAAAGATTGTCCTTTTACTGTAAGCATCGACAGCAATTTATTAACCCCTATCAATACTTTCAATTTATGACAGATACCGATATCATAGACATATTCGCTGATGTGG